AGACCTGGACCGTCCACTGCGCCGGACCGGCCGCAGTCACGAACTTCCATTGGCCAGGCGCTGTTGGGGACGCGGCGAGCCCGGCAAGCCCAGTCTGCACGCCGAAGGACGCAGTAAGCGCGCCGACGGGCATCGGTGATGGGACGGGGGAAGTGCTCCAAATAAGATTAGATACCTCATTAGCGAGGTTGTATGGCTGACCATTGATACCCCCAGAAGGGGGAAACGTCCGCACGCTCTGCCAAATGTTGCCGCCAACGTTCACCCAATCGGTGCTCGCCGAGGCCGATACAGACCCTTGTATGATCGGGTTGAGGCCGGTCCCGTATGCGTCCACGACAATGGGATTTCCTGCGGTCCCGCTATGGAATGGCTTAAGTTTCAGCTGCTCCCGCCAGACATCGCCGCGCTTGAACAAAACTGAGGTGCCGGGCGTGAAGCTCTGTGCGTTCACCTTGGCGATGGTTTGCCACGGAGCCGCAAGCGTCCCGGCGTTGGAATCGTTGCCGGTCGAGCTGCTCACGTAGAAGACCGTCGCGCCGATAGTTGGACCGGCCAGGGAGCTTATTACGGGATCACTTGCCCCTGCCAAGTTCGTAGCCGTCACCGCGACGGTGATTAGGCCCCCAATATCGCCGGGGGTCAGAGTGTAGGTCGCGGCCGTCGCCCCTATGATGGCGGAGCCCTCGTTCTGCCACTGGTAAGCATAGCTCGCCGGCGAATTCGACCAGGTCCCATTGGAGGCCGAGAGTGTATGGCCAACTTGTACTATTCCGGAGATTGCAGGCAGTGCCGTATTGACCGGGATGGCGAGGTTGACACTATAACCTCCCATGAATGTTAGTTTAGAATTGAGCTTGCGCATTTCATCCGCCTATTTTCTTGGTAAAAAAATTCCAGCAGTTAATCGTCACTAACGCCGACTTGTACTGTAATGTCTGATGTAGATGTAGATGTTAAAGTTGCTGCGGACACGGTAACTAGGACAACATATAGCTTAGCCGCAATGAATTGTGTCCCGATCCCGCCGACGGTCCATAAGGTATGCGTACCGAGCCCGCTAACTGGCGCGTTCAAAGGGATGATAGCGAGCAAAGAGGCAATATCGGCGGGATTGATTGCCGGCGTCGATTTGTCGGCCCAAGTAGAATTTGCCGGGTTTGCGCTAAAAATATAAGCTTGAAGCGCGGTTGTGAGAATCGACTTGGAGGTTACCCGCAAGGACATAAGAGTGCCGCTGCCAGCCCCGCCAATTGCGAACGTCATCAGGCCGCCGAGCACATTACCTGCAGTATAAGCGCCGTTCGATGTAACGGGCGGCGTCACGGTGGCCATGGTCGTGCGCCCGATGATCGAACCGATCGCGTTTGTGCCGGCTGGGAGTGGCGCGAGTTGATTCGCGGCCGTCGCGGCACCGGTTGGAAGAGGAAGCGACGCGGCAGAGACCGGTTGCGTCGCCTGCCAGAACGCACCCGTGACCGCCAGCGGGCCGGCGAGTCTGCTGTAGATTCCGGAGAGCCAGCCGCGAATGCCAACGGCGCCCGTCGGCGCCGTTACGCCGGTTGCATCCGTGCCATCCTGCGCGGCACCGGTTGGAAGAGGAAGCGACGCGGCAGAGACCGGTTGCGTCGCCTGCCAGAACGTACCGGTGACCGCGAGCGAACCCGCGAGCTTGCTGTAGATTCCGGAGAGCCAGCCGCGAATGCCAACGGCGCCGGTCGGCGGCGTAACGCCGGTTGCATCCGTGCCGTCCTGCGCGGCACCAGCTGGAAGAGGAAGCGACGCGGCAGAGACCGGCAACGCGATGCCGCCAGTGACGCCCTGCACCGGCAATGCGACAGTATCGGATGTTCCAGCCGGATTTGAGGCGGGAAGCGAGTGAATCATCACGGAATTGCCGGGTGCCGAAATGTCGTTTGGTGCACCTGTCATCGTTCTATCTCCTTCTCTCGTGTGACAACATCTGGCCTCCTGAGCCAAATGGCGAACTTAGGTTGTAAAGAATTCTCGATTTGGCCCATTCCCGCCGCGTAAAAAATCCCGCCTCCTGAGCTAGTCGAGGGATGGCGGGATGCATCAAAGGCAGAAAAAGAGGCGCAGCACTTTTTACGAAGTCGGCGGACCAATCGTCAGATATTGGATCGATAGCCTTATCGTGCCGCCCGTGAAATTGCCGCCCGCCGTGGAGGTCAGAAGCAATGATGTCGCGGAGTAAAAATTGTTCGGCCCACCGATGCCCGCGTTGTTCGATCCCGCGCTTGTCCCTAATCCAGTCGCGAACATGGCGGGCGTCCCCGTCACGCCGATTTCAAAGGCGGTACAGCCCGTAATCGCCGTGATGATGCGATGCGATACGCCAATCACCATGGCGCGGGCCGGGATTTGCAGCGTCGTCGAATAGGTCGTGCCGCCTGGCGTGATTGTCTCGATGCCGCCTTCGATCGTATTCATTTGCATAAATGAGCCAAAGACTCCGCGGACTCCGCTCGCCTTAAAGCCGCCATTCGTCGCGCCGTCCTGGATGAATAGCTCGTGCGTATCCGTGCTGATAAAGACCTCGCCCTGCGCGCCATGATTGGCAAGGACGTTGGCGAGCGTGTCGCGCCGAAGTTGAACTTGAACCGACATTCTTAAATCTCCTCGTGGACCCGCTTCACGCTGACGGAGCTTGGTTTAATGGCGATCATCGCCATGCGCCCCACATCTTTTCGCGTTGCTTCGGGTCATTGCGTGCTAGAAGGGCAACACCAATGGGGACTAATTAATTGAGTCTCGACCCTAGCAAGAGTCTGCTCAAAAGCAGTCTAGCGAGCTGTCGCTGCTTCCCGCGCCATTTCACATACGCAATCGTGAAGTCCCATTGCCTGCGAGTACAATGTGGTCCTCATTGCATTAGAGAAACACGCGATATTGGCGCCGCTCATTGAAGCGCTAAATCGTCACTATGGAATTCCGGCGCTAAGATCGGCTGTGGCAAGACGGAATCCGTCGCTGACAAGCCCCCACTGGTCCGTTTCCGAGACGGCGGCGGTCACGCGGCCAAAGTCGAGACTTGTCCCCGCGACCAATGCCTGTGTCACCGGCCCGATCGGTTGCCCAGCGCCGGTCGGCGTATAGGTGTAGACCGCGCATTCGGACAGATCCTCGACTGCCTGGCCGAAGATATTGAAGCTTTGGAACTTCAAGTAGAGCGGGACACCGACAAATGCGGCCGGCAAAGGATATTGAAAGATCGCGCTATCGATCCGCGTGAACGGCGCGCCGATCGAATGCGAGACGGCGGAGGTGCCGTAAAAGGCCCTGATAATCCCCGTTAACGAATACGCATTCGGCGGCGGCGCGGCAAGAAGCGTTGCCGTCTGGTAAGCGATCAACTCGTTGTCGATGAGGCACAGCGTTACCCCGTTGGCCGCGTCGGTGGCGGTTCCGCTCAACAACTGGCCGCCGCTCTCCTCCAGGTTGACCGAAAGGGTCGTATCGGTTGGAGCCATGGCCGTCGTGGTTACGCCTTGGCGTGAAGGCGCCGAGACCGTCCCGATTTGGCCGTAAGTCGCGTTGTCGGTTGAAATCCAAACGAACGCGCCGCCCCAGTTCGGATCGGCGGCACCAGCGAGGCCTTCCGGTGTGGCGACGGCGTTCGGCGTGTAAGTAGCCCCGGTTAATGCAGAAAATGCTGGAAGGAAGGTTGACGACTGAGAAACCCCCCTCGTTGGATTGTTCCAAGCGAACTCGGCTCCCCAAATATAGATTCCGTCCCCTGTGGTACCGGTGTAGGTGTGCGAGCCGAAAGCGGTTTCGATCTGGACATTGATCGTTGGAGTGATGGCCGCCGCCATAAGGAAAGAGATCGAGAGCTGAAACCAATTTTCCCCGGCGGCCGTTATGTCCGCCTCAATTATCCCGGCGTCCGGAGTTTGAGCCGTCCCGCCGACGAGATCAAACTCGCAGCCGATAACCCGGCGCCACAGTCGCCGGCGAGCCGGATTATGGTTCTTTCGACACCCTGAGCATAAATGGAGAAATACACTGCATCACCAACGGCGCGGGCCGATAGCATTGTTTGGCTTGCCGCGTGGGTGCCAGTTGAATTGTCCTCGGCGAGCTTGTAGGCCGTCGCTATGCCGCCGGATACCGCGGCCCATATCAGCGCCTCTCCGCCGGTGAGCGAAGCCGGCGGCTCAAAGATCACCGGCGCATTGATGCGGGCGGGCACGACGGCCTGGTTCGTCGAATTGCTCGAATTCTCTTCAACAGAATATTCTACCCCGGTAGCGATGCCGCCTGGGAATTCCTCGGCGGTGACTGAGAGAAGACCATCTTCTTCCTCCTCGATCGACGTAATTCTGATTGTAGTGTTCGTCAGGCCGAGCGCGGAATCCGTAATCGTCACGAGGTCCATCGGCTCGAGAAGGCAATATTCGAATGAAAGCTTGAAATTGTACGTATTGCGGATATAGAGACCGCGTTGCAAAATCAATTGCGCGGAAATCTGTGCTACCTTCGAGTCGCAAATCTCCGCCGCGGTAATGTCGGATGCCATGCGAAGCCCGTAAAGCTCGATCGCATTTTGATCAAAAACTTCGATCGGCGTTGTGTCGTAATAGTGCTTTCGTTGGTTGATTTGAAGGCGCTGCCAATTGGAGACTGAATAAGGATCGGAACGAACGACTTCTACGGGGTCCTTGCCGTCCTCATGGATAAAGTCGTCATCCGTCAAATTGTAGACTGGCGTCACGTTTGGATTGAACGTGACATTTCCAATGCTGGTTTTCCCTGTGATTGTCGTGTCCCCATAGGGGATGATTTTAAGCTTCCCGCCGGACCAAACGGCCGCCGTGTTGGTGAGCTGCAACCAGCGGGCGAGAATGCTGTTCGCGGCCTCTTGATTTGTAAGGGCCGGGCTCAGCGCGAGATAGGAAGCCCGGCAATAATTCTGGTAGGAGGAATCCCACGAGGTCGCGGTCTGCGTGCCGGATTGAGACCCGGACGTATTGATCGGCGTGCCGCCGGGCGTCGCGGAAATTTGGAAATTCGTTCCGGGCACCACGACGTAATAAGCGACTCCCGCCGTCAACCCCGTGGGGAGCGCGCCGGTCGTCGAAAAAGTGATAGCCTGATTGGCCACAAGGCTGTTCGCTGTCCAGGTAACGACGCAAGGGGAGGCAATAGAAATGGTGACTACCGCGGTAGTCGAGCTGGAAAGAAGCGTCGTGGCGTCGATGCTTGCCGCTGGAAAAAGCACGCCGTACTGAGCATTGGTAAGAAAGTCCTGGATGATGAGCGCCGGATCTGAATCTAACCCATTTACGACATTACCAGCCCAAATACTGTTTATGCCGGAGACCGCGAAGGAGAACTGCGGGAGGTTCGGGCTTGACCCGAGATTATAATTGAACGAACCTACATAAGCGAGACCGTTATATCCGAGCGCCTGACTAGGGAAGTACGCTTGCAAATAACCCCACGGCGTTTGCGGTGTATAGCCAAGTGTGGCCTGCTCTATACCAGACCCATTTAATCCAAAGTAAAACTGTTGATTGAAAAACGTTGAACGGATATAGCCGATCGGCCCTTCGCAAAGACCCATGGCATAGGATGTATAGTATGTATAGCCTTGAAGTTGCTGGCCACCGCCCTTGCCGCCGCTCTTATTATACTTGGGTATTGAATAAAACCCGCCCGTCCAGATCACGTTCGGCGCGATTCTATTAGTCCCATATACGATTGCGATGGGCACCGCATTGCTGGATGTCTGAATCTGCAAACCGGTGTAGCGCGGGATATATGCCGCCGGGGTCGAGTGCTGCCTCAGAAAACCCATTTCGTGCTCCAGGCCGCGGCGTTAAGCGCCAGGCCAATCCCGATCGTTCGACCAAAGGCTAAAAAATTTAGGGAGGCGCGCGGCGTTACAGAGGGCCGGGTTGCGCGCCACTTCTTCTTCAAGCACGATCAACGCAGGTTGGAACGCATGGACGATGGTCAGCGGGCTCGCTACGGTCACAATGCCGCCATGCGCGTAGCAACGCCCATAGCGAAAGACCATCACGTCGCCTGGCAGCGGCGCGGCTACTTCCTTGGCGCGATCGAAGATAAACCCGAGATATCGCTCCTCAGATCTGTGCAGATACCAGTCGTCGGCATAGGGGCGCGGATCGAACGGCGCGCAGAGCCCGGTATCGACGAAGACGCGAACGAGCAATAAGCCACAGTCAACCCCGCCGCCCTTGATATCACCCTGAGGGTGATAGGGCGTGCGAACCCAGGAACGCGCCTCGCGCACGACAGCGCGGCGTTGATCGTCTTCGCTGCTCATTTGCTTCTACGGCGAAGAGTAGAGGTTTATGACTGCGAGAATCATGCACCCGATACCGATAATCGCGAGGACCGGCCCAAGGCCTTCCTCGTAAAGCATCACGAGACGCCCGATGAATTTGTCAACGTAACGCAAGTTGAAGCTCCCTGGACGGCCCTTGCTCAGATCGAATAGGTTACTGGCGGAACGTAGGGAAAGCCGCGGAAATTCGCGAGATTGTTGAACTTGTTCGTGCAAGTGGACTGCGTATGATCGCAGCCGAAATAGACGCTGAAGGCATCCCCGGTTCCTGGCGGGTTCAACAGCGGATATGACAAGCTTACAGAAACGCCGGCGACCGCGGTTTTGACATTTGCTGTGACTCCCGCATTGATCCCCGATGAAAACGTAATCGTCCCCTGGTTGAAATTCGTGCTTGCGCCGGACCAATTGATCGTCGAGTTTGTCGAACCGGCGCCAACCGTGCCCGCCGTGCCAAATGCGCTTTTCACGAGCGTGCACCCGGAATCGTACAACACGTGCTGGCAGGCAGGCGAATAAACATTCCGTGGCATTTGCAAATCGAGCAGCACAAGGTCCGAGTTAACGGTGATCTGCGCCGTTGTGCGGCCAATGCTGTCAATCGTGCCGATCCGGCCCTTGAAGAGAATCACACTACCGATCGGGCTGGCGGCATCCGCGGCCGACCAGGAATTCAGGAATGCTCGCTCGCGCTGAATCTCGCAGCCGTCGAACACCCCGTTTCGCAACGCTTGCAGAAAAGGGACGCCGCCAACCGTATCAGTCGCTCTTGCGGATATGGTGATTTGCTGTTGATCGACCGCGAGGCCGACGGCGCATTTGAATTTCATGCCATCAATGAGGATGGAGTTCGCCGCAAAGACATAGCCGTTGAGCGTCACGGGCACGTCGGCATTGGTGTAGGTCAAGATCAAGCCGGTGCGTAGCATGAACGTATAGCAATCGGCTACGATGGCTTGTGCGTCCGGCTTGGCGCGGAGCACGTTGATGTAGTTTATAAGCGCAGTCGTGGCGGCTCGCATGGCCCTAGAATGCCCCAATATCGTCCATGTG